TGATTGATGGAACCATTTAATAACTGTTTTATAATTTCCTTTATCTCTTGTAATTCTTTCAATGTTTCTTGCAAATGCTCTACCACCATTATTGCTTTCTATATCTGCAACATTTACATTAAACTTTTTATATGCTTCTGCAACCATAGGTTCTGTTATTTCCATAGCTTCTTTGGTATAGATAACATCTAATATATAGGCACTATCTTTGCAATCTGCATAAATAATATTACATAAAAAATCTTCTCCAGTATCAGCTGTATCACAATAGGCAGATATTTTAACAATCTTTTCTTTAGGTAAATCAACATAAGTTTTAAATTCACTGTATAATCTACCCTTTATATCTATTGGCTCTTGCTGGTAGTTGGCTGAAGCTATTTCTGGTCCCATAGCTTTTGCTTTTGATAAATAAGATTTATAACTTAATATTTCATCACAAAGCATAGTACCTTTATCATCTTGAACAGCTTTCATTTTTATATGTTTTATCTTTTTACCTTCTGCTTTATAATGTTCTATTGCTCTACCAGCTAAGTCACCACTAACCCAACGAGTCATTATAATTATTATTTTCCCGCCTTCTTCAAGTCTTGAAAGCATTGTTTGTGCATACCATTCCCAATGTTTATCTAAGACATTAGCATTGTAAGCTTCTTCTTTATTTTTGATTAAGTCATCTATTATCATAAGACTACAACCAAACCCTGTAGCAGTTCCACCAGGTGCAGTTGCTAGATAGTTATTGTATCCACCTTCTAAACTCCAAAGGTTCATAGCACCATCACCTTGTTTTATACTTACTCCAGGAAATATATCTGAAAAAACTATTTTATCTTTATCAGCTTTTACTTCTTGTATAGTATTTCTAACATTCTTAGAAAATGTAGTTGATAAAGTTTCATTATAACTTCCTGTTATTATTTTTGCATTTATATCTCTACCAAGTAACCATTCTACTAAATTTCCTACTGTCCTTGACTTTCCGTGTCTAGGTGGAAGGTTTAAGATAAGTACTTCATCATCACTTGTTAGAAAGTTTTGCAAATCATTACATAAATCAACTAAAAATTGTCTCTCATATTTATAAAAGTCAGGAGATTTTAAATAACAATAAAAAAAGAACTCACGTCTTGCAAGTTCTAATTTTGCTCTTTTTATTGCTTCTTTATTTATCTCCACCAAATATCACCTTTTTTAGTTCATCTGTTGATAATCCTTTAAAAGGATCTTCTGATTTTAATTCTCCTTTAACTTCTAGTTTTTGAGTATACTCTCCATCCATTTTGTTTAATATATCTAATGCTTTTAATCTATCAGTATCTTTAACAGCTCCATCTTTTATCATACTTGTTAAGAATTCTCTTCTTTCTATAGCTGTCATAATCCTGTTGCCTTTTGCTTTTTCTTGTAATTCTTCAATATATTTCTTTATGTTGGCTTTTGTTAAGTTTTCACTTCCAATAAACCTAGCATTCTTTTCTTTATATCCAGCTTTTATGGCAGCATCAGTAGCATTTCCACTAGCTACATAATATTCGCAAAAAGCCTTTTGCCTTGCATTTAATAATTTCAATGCTACTTCACCTCCAATTTTATATAATATTATGTTTGGCGGAGAGTACAGGACTCGAACCTGTAAGTCCATCAGGACAACAGCTTAGCAGACTGCTCATTTACCAATTAATGTAACTCTCCAGTCGAAGGTAGCAATAACTACCTTTGTGCACTTTGACTCGCATTTTTGTTTATAGCCGATATAATGCTGAAAGTGGGCTAATCAATAAAAAAACTCCCACAGGCAACGTATCGCACACATCTAAGTGTAGTGGGAGTATTGATGTTTGGTATACTGTGCATATTGGATTCTCACCAATGAAAGACTCTAGCAGTCTAGCCAGGATATTAGCCCGATGCACCATATTTAATTTTGACTTTTTTACAAGAAGTCGTAACTTGTTTGTTTTAAACTTTCGTATATTAACATTATATAACATATTGTAAAAATAAAAAAGGACATTTTAGGGACATTTTTATAAAAAAATATTTTTTATCTTTTGCAGGAATTCACTTTCAAAAAGGTTATTTGCTATTGTGTTTACTAGTGAATTTCTATTTCTTTTGATAGTTCTTTCATCTACATCAAATTTTTCTGCTATATCCTCTATCTTTATTTTTTCAAAATACATCATAGGAATTATATCTTTATATTTTTCCTTTTCTATGGAAGTTAATCCATAGTCTGTAAAATTAATCAATTCTTTTAAAAGTTCTATCTCTTTCAATCTTTCTTCTTTTATAATTTCAATCTTTTCTATTTCACTAAGATTAGCATTATTAGTTGCTTTTATTTCTCCAATTGAATATTTTTTCTTAATCTCAATATTATCTAAGTTATTTTTTAAATATTCAATTCTATTTTGGAAGTGATTTCTATTTTTTAAAAGTTCAATAGTTTTCTCATATGGTGTTAGTATATTTTTACCTGGACCATCATTATCTTTTAAAACTCCTAATTGTTTTTTTACTTCAGTTTGTATTGCTTTTTTTATATCCTCTGTTATCATTTATCACTTATCTCCTTATTTGTGCCAATTGAACTTTCTTTAAAATTTAACATCTTTTCAACATATACATTTGAATATCCATCAATTAATTTTATTTTTCTCTCAATTTCAGCAACATCATCTTCAAACTGTCTTTTTAATTCTATGAAGTTATTTACAGTTTTGTTTTGAACTTCTAAAGTAGGTATAATTATTAAGATATTTTCAAAATCTATTTTTTTTAATCTTTTGACTTTTTCTCCAGCTGATTTTTGATAAATATAATTTCTAATTGTATCTTTGTAATTAATTAAAAATGCTATATACCTTAAATCAATAATATCTTTAAAACTATCTTTTAATGTTAGTAATAACACATTTCCATTTATTGCAGCAGGAACATCATTTTGATATAAAATACATCTCCCAATATCCTCATAACCAAAATCTTCTAAGTTTACTAATATTTGTTCTTTTTCTACTTTTGTAGCTTTTTCATAACTTTCATCATCTATTCTATTTATTATCTCTTGAGCAAAGCAATCATACTTTCTTGAAATATCTCCATAAAATATTGCATTCTTTCCATCTGATGTTATATTTTTCTTAGTAAAAATATCTTTTTTACTCATATACTTTATATCAAAAATATCAAATATCCTTACCTCTGTGTAGCCTCGAATAGAGATAATAATTTCAATTGCTTCTCTGATGCAGTCATTGAACTCACGTATTTTCTTTGACATCTTAATTTCCTTTCAAACTCTTTACAAATAGATTTTAGCCTTTTAATATTTCCTAAGATATCAATATTAGCATTGCACTCTTGAACTAAAAATAAATCTAATTCTAAGTTTTTTTTAACTCCACTTATCCATAATTCAGAAGCATGAGTATTTAAAGCATTTATATCAACTTCTTCTACTTCTTTTTCTTCTTGTGGTTGTTGCCAAGAGTAATCATTTTCTAAAGTCCACTCATCTTCTAAAATTTGCTTATCTAATTTGCAGTCATAGATTTCTCTATATACTTTTTCAGTTGTCTTATTTTTGTCGATAACTATAAACAATACAGATATACTTGTATCTGTAAAAGCATTATCTATTCTATTTAGTTCAGCTAAGTTATTTCCTATAATTTTTCTAAATGTTTCTTCAGTTCTACGATAACCAACCCCAGGAAACAAGATATAAAATCCAAATCTTTTAGTATATTTTAGAGATTTTAAAACAAATATATCATCAACACACCCTGACTTCTTCCATTCAAATTCTGATTGAATATTCTTTTGTTCTAGTTCCGATAAATCTTTAAATTTTATTGAGAAAGGAGGATTCATTATCACACAATCCACAATTAGATTTTCTTTTTCATATTTAAAGAAGCTTTTTACTTCTAACTCTGTATTTTTAAAGTTCTGCCTAGCTGAACTAATAGAGTTTTCTTGCACATCTACTCCATACAGCATAGAAGGTTCTACAAATTGTTCTAACTGCCCACTTCCAACTGCTCCATCAAATACAGTTGGATTTTCTATATTTAGATATTGCTTAACTTTTCTGGCTACATATTTTCTTAATTCTATTCCTGTGATATATTCAGCTAGTTTTTTACTTATTTCACGATTATTATGTTCTTTGAAATTCATTATTCCTCTTTCAGTTCTTCAACTTCTACTATTACACCTTTAAAAGCTTTCTGTAATGTCATTATATTACATTGAACATATTTATAACTGTCATTTTGAATAACTCCACACTTTACTAACCCATCTTCTATTAGTTTGAATAAATATCCATGATTAGAAACATCCAAGCCACTATTAAAAGCCATTTTAATTAGTACTGGTTTCTCAAAAGGTTTTCTTATTCCTGTAACACTTCTAACAAGTTGTCTTATATATTCCTTATCCTTAGCCCTTACTGACCAATGAACTCCAGCATATATTTTATTCAAACTCCATTTCTTACTGTCTATTTCTAATGGTATTTTAAATATACTTTTCATTTAATAATTCACCCTTTTAAAATAATATTATTCCTAATTCAACTATTGCTATTACAACTATTAATGTTAAATAAAATCTATTCAAAACTAAATCTACTTTAGCTATTGTCAATTCCTTATCTTTGATAAATATTTTTTTATTTAGTTCATAGTATTCATTTCCAAGTTTAGTTATATAGCTTTTATAGTATTTATTTTGTTTTCTTAATAATTTTATTTCTCTTTTTTTATTTTTACTCATAATGGTTTAACTCACCTCAGTCATAGAATACTCTAAAATCTCTAAAGTCTTTCCAGCTTCTTTATAATTTTCTCTCATACTTTTACAGAATTGTATTTGCTTTTCTTCCATTTCTTCATCTGTCATATGTTTTTCTCTAAAAATACGATTATTTATAATTCTAATTTTATTTTCATCTTTTACTCTAAGTTCTAATAAATACTCAATCATTTTTGCCCTCATTTTCCAAAAAAGCTTCATGCATCACTATCAAAAAGATACCTTTCATATAATTTCTTTTTAGTTCATTTATATATTTTTTCTTTCTCTCCATATCTTTTTTCAAAAATCTCTTTGGTTTTTTCATTCTTTGATTTTCTCCTTTTTATATTTTCCATTTTTGTAGTCATTCAGTTTTTCAATATGTTTATCAAAATCTTCATCTGTTAGTCCTGTTAAAAGCAACAGATTCACAGTAGCAGTTATGAGATCCAAAGCTTCAGCTTTAAAATTATCAATATTCTTAATAAAACTATATGTCAAGCTTTTCACTTCCACTTCATTTAATAGTTCATTAAACTCTTCTTTTACTTTCTCAAGCTGAGCTAAAGGAGTAGCATAAGCTATCGATTTATAGTTTTTCAGTTTATTTAAATTTATAAGACTTTTTTCTTCTCTATCTTTCCAAATATAACTTTCTAAGAATCCTTCAAATCCTTTATAAGTTTTTATGATGTCAAGATAACCTTGTAATACACTTTCTTTTTCTTCTTCATTTAAATTATCTAAGGCATTATAATAAACTTCACTTGTATGCTCTTTACCAAAAGATAAATATTTCACCTCTATATTGTATCTAACCATTTTTACTCAACCACTCCTATTAGATTTATAACTTCTACATCAGAAACATTATAAAAATCAGGTCCACATTTAAATTCTTTTTGAAAATCTAAAACAACTTTTCTTAGTCTTTTATCTAGTATTTTTTCTTCTTCTTTGCTCAAATTCATATAACCTTCTGCAGCTTCTCCAACTTCATTTTCAGCAAATGATTTTAAATATTCAATAACTGTATCAGCTATTCCTCCACAATCTTCTTCATATTTTGTAGCAGTTCCTAAATAAAAATATAAATATTTCTCTTTTTTAGCTTCTTTTATTCCAGCATCAATAGCTTCTTTTCTTGTATCATATAAATCACTATCATAGTAATCTCCATCGAAACTATAGACATATTGTTTTTTATTCATTTTCTTCTCCAATCTTTGCATAATTAATTTTTAATAATATTTCTCCATCCATTCTTCATTTTTTAAAGCATTATCAACTATTTCTATTTCTAAAGTATTATCTATCAAATAGTATAATAAATTAAAGTTACCTTTATTAGGAACAGAAACAAATGGAGAAAAATTTTCTTCATCCATATGAGCAACTCCATATTCTATTTTTTTTAATTCTCCTGTTCCCCATTCTTTCCATTGACACTTTAAAATATCTCCTTCATAAACTTCTTTATCATTTTTATCAACACAGAATAAGAATTGTAGTAGATGATAATCTTCTCTTTGCTTAATCTCAATAGCATCATTTTGAAAATCTATTAATCCTGAATACAGTTCTAAAACTTTATTTTTATTAAAAGTTTCTGAATTTACTATAAATTTTTTATTTTTGTTATCCCATATTCTGAATTTAATTTTAGACTTATTCTCGCTTATCCACACCTCTTTCATTATTCCAACTCCTTTAATTTTTGTTTATTATCAAGTGCTGGTGCCATACTCTTAAAGCCAATCTTATTTATATTTTTAGTTCCATTTTGCATATCATAGAACCCAATATAATAATTGCTGACTTGATATTTATTTCTAGCATATGCCTTGTAGATTTTTCCAAACTCAAAAGTCAAAAATTTCTCTAGTTCATCGCTACTCATTGCACATAGTTTTTGCCAACCATCAAGAGCATCTATCACTGCATGTATAGATTTATCTTCAAATTCTACTGATCCATAGCTTCCATATCTGACAATAGCATTTTTTAGCATTCTTTTTGCTATAACAATTCTGTCATCTAATTCATTTTCTGTAGTTCCAGAAGCATATTGAAGTATTTCTGCTATCTGTGGGAAATTCTTATATACCCTATTTTTTACCATTGATATAAAAGCACAATTTAATTGTTCAGCTGTTAAACTAGATAAAGCCAAATAATATATATTTAATTTTTCTTTAGTCATTTCACTTGTAGGGAAATAGTCTAAAAATGGTTGAAATACTGTATTAAATTCTTGATTAGTCATTATAATCCATACCTCGCTTTCATTTGTTCCATGTAATCATCATCAACTTTTAAATGACTTGTGTCCTTGCTTTCAGCAATTTTACTTTCACTGTTATTATTAAAAGCTTTAGATTTTTTGTGTTTCTCTATCCATTCAGGCTCTAGCCCAGTCCATTCTTTTTCCATAGCAATATTTATAGCCTCATCTAAAGCAAACCAATTAGGAAAATCTTTAACTATTTTTTTGATAGGTAGTACAGTCTTTATTGGCTTTTTAATATCCTTACGATATTCAATATACTTGAATATAAGCTCTTTATATTCATTATCCTCAGTAAGATTATTTATAAATTCCTGAATCTCATTTTTTGATTTTTCTTTTTTATTTTTTTCTTTATTAGTTTTTTTATTATGTCTTTTTAAATTAGTTTCCTTAGAGTTCACCTCGTGAACTGGTAGTAGTTCATCTGGTGAACTGGTGTGGTTCATCTCGTGAACAGGTTCATCTCCTGAACTGCTATTACTAATGAACTGCTCTTTTTCTTTTTTTTCAGCATTTTTTAAATAATAAGTATTACTTTTTCCTGAGCATCTAATAACAAAAATCAATTCTTTTTCTTCTAGGTTTTTAAATATTTTACAATTGTAGCCTTGCTATTGATTCCAGTAGCTTTCATTAAAGTTTCTATAGCGGGAAAGCATTTCCCATTATTGTCACAATATCTTGCTAATGTCATGTATAACAATTTCTCATATGGATTTAAATCATCTCTATCAATTAAAGAATTTTCAATCCAAAACCAACCTTTGTTTCTTATGTCTCTCATTTATTCCTCCTGTATATTTGGAGAGCTCTGGCAGTTCTCCTATTTATTAATTCAATTAGTAGAGCTTATATAGAGCCTGCCAAAGCTACATACAAGCCCCACTAATTTAATCAACAAAGTTTTATATCAAATACCTTCTCAGCTAGCTAAACTGTCCTTAAATTAGTTCGTAACTTCTTTAAGTTAGAGAAAGTATTTGATAGCCAGTTTTTACATCAAAAAAACTTCTTGGCAAAAATTTATAGATACAACATTTATCGAACTTATATCTGTACGGATAGAACTTAATTCAAGTTGCTATAACTCTATAACTTTATCTATCAAAGTTACACCCTAGAATGTTTGTAAGATTAGTTCTTACACAGATAGCTATAAGGTAGGAACTCACTTTTGAGGGGAGCAGTGAGCAAGGATCTTATAGCTATTTGTCTAAGGACTAGCCTTAGAGTTTTGTTATAAGTTATTTTTACTTATGAATTTAAGTAAAAAAAATTGATATATCAACATTTAATGCATTTGCAATTTTAGCTAAAGTCTTTATATTTGATGCTCCTCCATTTTCTAAACATTTAAAAAAATAACTCATATTTTCAGGAGTTCTATTTAATTTTTTAGCTAATTCATATTGCTTCATTTCTTTTTCTTTCATTATTTTTTTTATGTTGAATGAAATTCTTATTCCAATCTTTTTTATATCTTCCATTTTAACACCTCACTTGCTTATATAATATAACTATTTTTTACTTATGTCAATAGAATTTTAATTTTTTAATATCCTTTTTCAAATTTTTAAAAGTATAAAATAAAAAACCACTAATTAAAGTGGTTTTAGTGTTGTAAATTATTTCACTTCTTTGAAAATTAAAATATTTTTACTTAAAGGATCATCATTAGAAAAACTAACATTATTTAATTTCATTTCTTTGTTCTCAATTCCATAGGTCATATATTTTTTTTATAGTATCTTCTTTTTCTGAGGAAAAAAAAGTAATTTCTTCTTTTGTTTCAGAATCTTTTCCAACATATTCTGTATAAATTAAAGAAACTAATAATTTATAATATTTATTAGTATTTTTTAAAAAAATCAAATATATAAAAAATTCATAACCTATTAAAATAATTATTTTGACATCTTGAAAGCCAGCAATTAATGGTATAATATAAGAAGATATAAAATTAAATTCAATATCAGTATCACTTTTTTGAATTACTAGAAATTTTTTAGTAATTTTTTGACCTTCTGAAATTTTTTTCTTAAACCATTTTACTATCATAAATAATAAAACTATTAAAATTATTAATAATATGTAAGGGAAGTATTTTATAGAATATTTTTTTTGAATACACTCTAAAAATGTAATTTTACCATTATTATAATAAGATAGTACTGATAAAATATAAACAGGCGACCTTAATATTATAAAAGATAAAAATTTTTTCATGTTTCTTCCCCTCCTTTTCTATAATTAATCAACTGAAGTAGTAAGCATATTATTTAAAGATGTCCAAGCTGCTTTATTAGTTATATATTTTATTAATTCTATTTTTAAATCAGTATCTTGTATAGATTTAAAATCTATTTTATCATTTTTAAATGGAATTTCCACTTCTACTTGTTTTTTTTGATTATAACCATTTTTAAATTTTTCTAAAAGTTCTTTTTTTGTTTTTATTGGTAAATTTTTATATATATGTATACCTTTTGTTGCTATCCCTCTACTCATATAAAATTTCTCTTTTTTTGTACAAAAAGAATTTTCATTTAGATTTTCATCTTCAAAAATATCCACTAATGTTGAAAGTTCAGATTTTATAGTTTCTTTAAAGAATTCTGAGAAGTTAAATATAGACTGTGCTGTCTCTTTTAAGATGTATAGACATTCTTCATACAACACACAATCAGGTGAAGGATCTAATATTAAAATTTTACTATCAAATTCTTTAAACTCATCATTGAGGAATCCAAAAACGGTCTTTTTAATTAATGTAAAAGAATATTTTGTAAAAAAATATACTTTTTTATTTTCTTTTAAACTAATTTCATAAATCATAAATTTTATATTTTCTGGGAATTTATCACAACTTTGTATTTCAGAATTTCCATCATCTCTATTTTTAAATCTATTTTTTAAGTATATTAATTTTTTTTCATCTTTTAGACTTTCAACATTTATTTCATACATTTCATCACTTGATTTATGGTAATCATAAGTCTTTGGTATTTTTAAAATTATGTTATCTAAAGTTGTTTTTATATTTTTAACAACACTATTTTCCAAATCAGTTAAAGTTTTTATATGTTTAAGATCAACTAATTCACTCATATCATTTGTTTCTTCTTTTTTTATTTTTATAAAAGCATAGATATTTACATAATCAATAACAACATTACTAAGGTTACAAATAGTCCCCATATACAATCCCCCTAAATTATGTAGACAATTGTATTTAGATATATCAATTATACTACAATATTTTATTTATTTCAATTTATTTATTTCTTAATTTTTTTATTTCTTCAAACATCCAAAAATTAGTTTCAGTTTCTTTAAACTCTAACTCCTCTACTACATCATCACTAGGAAATAGAAGCCAACTAGCAAATAAATTTGCTTCATCTTCAATTTTACTTCTTTTTAATATTTTTGTATTGTCTATCAAAAATTGTATTCTATTAGAAGAGTGTAAAATAGCATGTCCAAGTTCATGAGCACAAACTAACTTTTGGTCAAACTCACTTAGTTCACTATTAATGAATATATATTTTCTTCTTAATATTTTCTTGAAAAATCCTCTTACTTCTCCTAAATCCTGGTATATTATTTCAATATTTAATGCTCTAGCTAATTTAAAAGGATTCCTAGTTCTATGTTTTGCAATTAAATTTAATACCCTCAGTTTTACATTCAATTTAAACACCAGCCTTATCATTTCTTTTTCTTGTTCTTTTGCTTTGCATCAAAAAATGCAGACTGTATTGCCATAAGTACCTTTTCTTTATCTTCATAAGGAATAGATTCATCATTGAACATTAGTGCAGACTGCTCTATAACTTCTTCAAATTGATTTTTACTCCTATTATCTAATTCCTTATATTTTGGTAAAAGTCCTTTTTCTAAAGATAGTAATCTCTTTTGAAATTTTTCTGGTAATCTTCTAAATTCTTCATACTCTTTTATTTCTTTTTCTTCTTCTGCTGTTATATTTAAAATCTTTTTAGCTTTTTCCAAAAAAGCCTTGCTAGGTTTCGTTGCATTTGTTTCAGACATAGTAACATAAGCCTGAGTAACTCCTATCATTTCTCCTAATTTTTCAGCTGTTATTCCAAGTTCTTCTCTTTTCCTTTTTATTATTTCTCCAGTTGTTTTCATATAAAAGACCTCTCTCTTAAAAAAATTAGTTATAATTAGTTATATAAGTATTTTACAACAATTTTCATAAAAAATTAACTACTTTTTTTAAAAATTAAAAAAAATACTTGACATAAGCAAAAATTAGTTATATTATATAACTATAAAAGAGTTATATTTTTTTAGAATTTTATATAAGTAAAAATTAGTTATATAAGTAAAGATTGGAGGATCTAACATGAAATTATTAGAAGCATTTGAAAGATTAGATAATGAAGCATTTAACATAAATTATAACTTAAATAAAGAACAATGGGAACTTGTTATATTCGACCAAGACTTTGATATTTTAGAAGAATATGAAAGCAGATATTTAAAAGATTTATTAGAAAGCTACTTAAAAGAAACAGTTGAATTTAATCATTCTAATGAACCTTATCTTTTAGAAGATAGAGCAAGAAAAATTAAAATCAATTTTGGAAATACAGAAGATGAAGAAAATATATTTGAAATCATATTAGATCCTTGTTTCAGCAATTTAAATACTGAATTAAAAGATTTAAAAGACTTAATAAAAAGATTAGAAAACATAAATCAAGGATTTAGTGATTTAGAAATGTCAGTATCTGAAAGATTATATCCAGCAAGAGCATATTTATAAGGGAGTGTAAAAGCTCCCTCTAAGGAGGAGAAATGGAAAACTTGTTAGATGAATTAAAAAACATAGTAGAAAAAAATAATAAACTTGAAATTATATATGAAATAGAATTTTCAAGCAGGAATAAAGAATGGGGCATAGATATATGGTGTCCTTATATTGAGGATTATATTTTTAGTGATCGTAGTAAGCATTTTAAAGACCTGCTAGAAAATGCAATAAAAGAATTAAAAACATTTATAAAAGATTTTAAATGGGAGGAATAAAATGAAAGATTTATATTTTATATCAGAAGAAACAAAAATAATATTTGCTCTAGTAGAGCTAGATAGTAAAGCTCAATTAAATCTGCTAGGTGTTGATTATTATCATTATGCAGTAATTGAAGCTGGACAAAAATGGTATCACGAAACAAAGGATATTTTAGAAAAATCTAATCATCCAAAAGCTAAAGAAGCTATGAAACAATTAGAAAAGATTTTTAAAGGAATGGGACATCCAAAACATTAAAAAATAAGAGAGGGTTAAAAATGAATTGTAAAATTGTTCAAAAATATTGGTACAGAACAGAATTAAAAGGGCTCAATGAAAAAAGAATTTTAGACATAATAAAATTATTAGAACTTTGGGAGGGGGATGTAAATGATTGTTAAAGATAAATATGCAGAAGCTGAGTTTAAAGATATTGTTAAATATAAAATCAAATGGATTTTTAAAATTCTGAAAATAGCATCTATATTTAATATTATTAAATACAGAATTAAATGGATTTTTAAAATAGTTTATAAAATTTATATGAATTATGTAGAACTATATGACTTTGATAATTTACTGTAGGAGGATTAAATGGAGAAAAAAGAATATATAGGAATGTACAAAAGTTATAAATTTGTAATTATTTATAATGGCAAGCATTATTGTGGATATATAGAGTGTAAGAATAAAAACATTCCTTATTACAACATTATATGTCATGGTGGAATTACTTATACAGGATATAAATTTGAAACTGAAGGGGATGACACTTTTTATATAGGATTTGACACAGCACATTTAAATAGCTATCCATATAACAATTTAAAGTTCTGTATAGAAGAATGTCAAAACATAGTACAACAATTAATAGTTTTAGAAAAACCAATAAATTAGGAGGATAAAATGAAAAAAGAAATATTTGATGACTTATATGGAATTAATATTAACCCACACATTGAACAAGATTATAAAGGACTTTCATATCTTAGTTGGGCAACTGCATATAAACTTGCAATGGATAAAGACCCAGCAATGAATTATGAAATAGTACAAGATAATGATGGAATGCCATTTTTTAGCCGTGGAGATGTTCACATAGTTAAAACTAAGGTAACTATGTTTGGAGAAACAAAAGAAATGTTTTTACCAATAATGGATAATAAACATAATGCGGTTGCTAAGCCTAATTCAAGACAAGTAAATGACAATATTATGAGATGTTTAGCAAAGAATATAGCAATGTTTGGAATAGGACTCCCTTTATATGTAGGAGAAGACTTAGCACAATTTAAAGATAATAAAAAAACTGAAATGGAATTAAAAAAAGAAGCAATAGATAAAATTAATAAATTAGCAAATACAGAAGGAAAAAGTGATAAGGTATTTGATATTATAGAACAATTTGGAAAAAATAGTTTACTTGATTGTACTCCAGAAGAATTGAAAAAAGTGTACATAGAATTAAAAAAATAGGGGGATAAAGATATGAATTTAGTTGTTTTAAAAGGGAGATTAGCAAGAGATATTAATTTACATTTTAGCAACCAAGGAGCAGCTTATACAAATTTTACTGTCGCAGTAAACAGATATAGTAAAGATAATAATGCTAGTGCAGATTTTATATACTGCACAGCATTTGGAAAAACAGCACAATTTATAGCTGAATACTTTAGAAAAGGACAAGAGATTTTGTTAAGAGGGAATATAAAAACAGAAACTTTAGAAAAAGAAGGATCTAAAGTTTATAAACAAAGTGTATTTGTGGAAACAGTGGAATTTGTAGGAAGTAAAAAAGAAAATGTAGAAAATACAGAAACTAAGGAAGAGGCACAAGATAATGAAGAGTTTCCTTGGTAATAGATAGGGGGATAAAATGAGAAAAATAATTCAATTAAATGTAACTTTACCATACTATGAATTAATGTTTGTTGTTGGAGAAGATACATGCAGAATGGATTCAATGAATATCGAAGAAGGAATAGAAGTATGTGAAATTAGAGAAAGTATTAATGTTGATGGAAATTATGATTATACAGTTGTAATGGCAACAGGTGAAAATATAGTTTTTAAAAGCTCACAACCTGGGCTAATACTTATTTACGGAAGAGAAGAATAGGAGAATATAATAATGGATAAGCTAGGTTATTCAAGAGAAACACAAAAACTAATATATGCAATTATGAATGATATTTCTAATTCCTTCACAGGTCAAGATGCAGGAAAAAAAGCTTATAGTTTAGACTTGGAAGAAACTAAGAAGCAATTAAAACAAAGATTTTTAGAAGTCTATGATATGCAACCTTTAAAATCTCCAATTACATTTTTTTCTAAATATTTGGAAAAGAATAAAAATAAAACTATTGGAGAGATAGAAAAAGAGTTAAAAGAAACATTTATAAAATCTTTACAAAGTACTTTAATTGAAAATAAAACTTTTAGCTTAGCACTAAATACTTTAACTCAAAATCAAGCAAATGACTTGGTAAAGTGGTTGCTAGAAACTTGTATATATTATGATGTTCCATTGAAAATGGATATTGAAAACCTAGCAGACCAATATGATAAAGCTTATCATTATGTATGTTTAAAAAATAAATTTTGTTGTATTTGTGGAAAATCTGATGGAGTTTTACATCATTATGATAATGTGGCTCGTATTGGTGGATATAAATTTGATGATGGAAGAGTTTTGAGAGTAATGTGTCTATGTGGTGAGCATCACAATGAAGTACATGCAATCGGTACAAAAGACTTTACAAATAAATATCATGTTGTTGGGATCCATTTAGATGATAGGCAAATAAGAGAGCTAAAAAAGATTCACAAAGGACACTTTCAAGCATTTAAGGAGGATTAAATGAAAATAAAAGAATATGCAACTGAAAGAATAAAAGATATTCAAAAATTTTTAAAAGGAGATGGAATTGAAGAAAGTATAAAAATAAATAACTATTCTGTTATAGAAATTCTTGAATATATAGAGGATATGTGTATGGCAGAGGTAAAAGAAACATTAGAAAGATTTGAAAAAAAATTTGAAATTTATTATGAAAGAAATGGCTTTGATGAAATTTCTGATGAGTATATGCAACAAATAGGAGCTTTAAAGTCAGTAGTAATTATGTGTAAGGAATAACGACTATTTCCAAAATAGAAACAGTCGTAAAAATCTAAAGTTGAACATTTTGCTGACGTCGGTAGGATGTTCAAAGTATGGAAAATAGGAGGATAAAATGATTGAAATATTAAATAAAAATAGCAAAGAAAAAGAAAAAATTAATTATAGACAATTAGGTAATTTTTGCAATAGTTGTGGTAGTAAAATTGAAAGTAATATTTTATCAATAAGACAAGATGGTGGAAATAGTGGAACTATAATAAGTTTATGTGATAAATGCTTACAAGAACTAAAAACAAAAATAGCAACTTTGGAGGATGAAAATGTGGAAGTGTAAAGAATGTAAAACAGAAATTATAGAAGATTATAGACAAATGACAGATGAACAAGGTAATTTTGCTGGAGATATGTTTGTAGGTTTTGTATGTCCAAAATGCTTAAATTTTGGAATAGTTGAGGAGCATATAGCTGATTGGGAGGAAGAAGATGAGAGAGATTAAATTTAGAGTTTGGGATAAAAATGATAAAAGAATTTTTATTGATCCTCAAATGATAGATTTTTATAATAAAAAAATAGGGTATATGCAATATCAAACTGAATATATGCCTGATACTTCTTATTCAATCCCTGTTGGTTTTGAAGAATTTGAATATTCAGAACTTATGCAATACACAGGATTAAAAGACGAATATGGAGACGAAATTTATGAGGGAGACATTGTAACTTTACATAATAGTAGATATAAAGTCATTTTTAATATGGAACAAGCAAGATTTGTTTTAAGAGATGATAAATTTGAAATGGAAATACCTTTTACAAACAACAATAATGAAAGAATGGAAATAATTGGAAATATTTATGAAAACCCGGAATTAATGGAGGAAGTGAAATAATGGAAAATAAAATAGATAATGTAAACAAACCAAGCCACTATCAATTAGATTGTGGTGTTGAAAGTATAAAGATAATTGAAAAGATATTAGGCAAAGAGGGCTTTGTAGCTTTCTGCTTAGGAAATGTTCTTAAATATTTAATAAGAGCAGAAAAGAAAAATAAATTAGAGGACTATAAGAAAGCAGCTAAGTATTTAGAATGGGTTATAGAAAGAGATAATGGAATTGAGCATCATATAAATATAAAGGAAATGGAACAAGATCTAGGAATTACATGGAATAAAATTATAACAGAGATTGCTAAAGATTTAAATGTAGATGATGCTGTTGAGTTAGATGCTATTTTTAGAAATATTTTTGATGAAAATTATGAAATAGCAAGAGAAATTTTAGATGACTTTATAAAAGAATATGGAGTTGATTCTAATGACTGAAGAAGATAGAAAATTCTATAAGTGGGCTTTAGAAAAAGTGTTAAATTTTGAAGCTAATGAGTTAAAATTACAAGAATTTAACAGATTTAAGATTTTACTTAAAAAGAATGATACATTTGTCTTTAAGAAAGTGAGAGGTGCAATATGATAAAGGCTAAACCTCGTAAGAAAAATATTGTAAAAGTTAATGAGAAGCAAGAAATTAAAATTACTAGACAACCAACTAGCGAACAGTTAGAAGAATCAAAATTGGCTTTTACTCTTTTAAATATAACTCTTATTTGCAGAAATCATAAAAATATTTGGGATAATGAAATAAAAAATCATGATGGTTATATCAGATTTGACAAATTAATGATGATATGCAAAATAAGATCCTTAGCAAACAAGATATTTGATGCCAATTTTCAAGCTGATGAAGAAGAAGAAAATGTAAAAGATAACTTCTTTTATAATAATATTTTAGTAGAGCAAGTTAATAGGAGCATTACAGGAGTTGGAGAAAATCCATTAGTAACAATTGATGACAAAATTCAAAGATTACCTGGGGGGTTTATTGGAACACTAGGCTCACTAGCTAGAATGGTAAAAGACTTGGTTAGATTAAAAGGAGTTATAAAAAGTTTAGGTATTGAAAAGGATATTAAGAAACTAATAAATACGTCTGAAAAATATTTAGCTTGGGTTTATAACGAAATAACTTTTAATGAACTTTTATAATAAAAGGAGTTGATAAAAATGAATGAAATTGTAACAATAAATAATGTAAGAGGATATATAGATGAAAAAGGTACTGCTTGGCTAAATCTTGAAGATGTTGCAAGAGGTTTAGGATTTACTCAAATTAAGAATAAAAAGGAATATATAAGATGGGAAACAGTAATCTCTTATTGCAATGAGTTTTCCCAACAAGTTGGGAAAGAAAGTTTTATTCCTGAAAATGTTTTTTATAAACTTTGTATGAAGGCAAATAACGAAGTAGCAAGAGCATTTCAAGATTTAGTTTGTGATGAAATATTACCTAGCATCAGAAAAAATGGTGGATATATAATTACTCAAGAAAATGATACTCCAGAAATGATAATGGCTAGAGCAGTGTTAGTAGCTCAAAAAACAATAAATGAGCAAAAAGAAAAAATACAAAACTTAGTAGAAGAAAATAAAAGTCAAAAGCAGATAATAACTGAACTAAAGCCAGCTAAAGAATATTTAGATAAAATTTTATCTACTGAGGATACAATGGTAATAACACAGATTGCAGCAGATTATGGACTATCAGGACTTAGATTAAATAAAATATTGCATGATGAAAGATTTATAAGAAATGTGAATGGTCAATGGCTTCTGTACTCAGAACATATGAACAAAGGCTATACGAAGTCTGAAACTATAATAATGAAAAGAAAAGATGGAACAGATAAAGCAATACCAACTACAAAATGGACTCAAAAAGGTAGATTGAAAATACATAATATTCTAACTAATCTAGGATTTTTAGCTAATATGGACAAAGAAAAGAAAATTTCTTGAACTAAATCTAAGAATATTTTTTGAATTTTAAGTATGAGGTGATAAAATGGAAATACCAAAAGACAAAATATTAATAAACCCACAAGAAGTTATGGCATTAACTGGGCTAGAATATGACTGTGCTTGTAAGATTATAAGAGAACTTAATGAAGAATTAAAAGCAAAAGGATATAGAACTATAAGAGGAAAAATCTTAAAAGACTATTTATTTGAAAGGCTTGGTGGTAATTATGCCAGCATATAAAGATGATAAAACAGGGAAGTGGGAAGCCCTGTTTTATTATACAGATTACAAAAATGAAAGGAGAAAGAAACACAGGAGAGGTTTTAACACTAAAAAAGAAGCTCTTGAATTTGAAAGAGAATTTTTAGCACAGAGTCAATTTTCTATTGAAATGACATTTAAATCTTTATATTCACTTTATCATAATGACATGGAAAGTAGAATTAAAAAAACTACTATGGAGACAAAGGAATATATAGTTAAAAAAAGGATACTTCCATTCTTTGAAAATATGAAAGTTAAAGAAATAAAACCAATTCATATTAGAAAATGGCAGTCTGATTTACTTAAAACAGACTATTCAAAAACATATTTAAAATCTATTTATAATCAATTAACAGCTATATTTAATTATGCAGTAAGATTTCATAATCTCGATAAAAATCCTTGTCATGTTGCTGGAAGTATAGGAAAAAAAGATGCTGATGAAATGCAGATATTAACTTTACAAGAATTTAATAAAATGATAGACTATGTTACAGATAAAGAAAACAAATTTTTCTATATAATTCTATTTTGGACAGGCATGAGAAAAGGTGAACTTTTAGCATTGACTTATGAAGATGTAGATTTTGAAAATAAAACAATCTCAATAAATAAAAATTTTCAAATTGTGAAAAATGAAAGGGTAATAACTGATCCTAAAACTCCAAAAAGTAAAAGAGTTATAGCTGTAAATGATATTGTCTTAAACTGTATAAAAGAAATGTGGGATACAGCTTATAAACCAAAAAAAACTGATGCTATCTTTTATGTATCTAAATTTTCTTTAAAAAGACAATTAGATACTGCTTGCAAAAAGGCAGGAGTTCCAAGAATAAGAGTTCACGATTTAAGACACAGCCACGCAAGTTATTTATTATCTAATGGAGTAAACATTGTTATTCTTAGCAGAAGATTAGGACATGAAAAGGTACAAACTACTTTAAATATTTATTGCCATATCTGCCATAGTTCAGAAGATAGGTTAAATGATGTGTTGAATGGTTAAAATGGTTCTAATTTGGTTCTAAAAAAAATTAAAGACAAAATTTTTATTTGTTTTTTTTAAACTGAATAAAGTTAGAACAAAAGAAAACAAGGTATTAAAAAACTTATAAAATAGAGTGGGAATAGAAAACTATTTTGTAAATATTATATTTTAAAAAACTATGACAATAAAATGTCGGTTTGAGTGTCGGTTTGAGTGTCGGTTTGAATGTCGTTTTAAATAAAACTGAAAAGAAACAGAAGAACTAAAATATTCAAAATGCAATAAAAAGAAGGAGCTGTTATAAATTAATGATTTTTATCATTTTATTTGTAACAGCTCTTTAAATTTTTCTAAAACTTTAATGTTATTCTTCTATAGTCTTTTTAAATTCATCCAAAGAATGCTTCTATCTCATAGAAATTTCTAACATTTATATCTTCCATTCTCATTAACAACTTAATTTGAATTCCGCAGACAGTGTCTGGGGAATTGAGTATCTAATTGGTCAGACAGTGTCTGACTATTTCAATTTTTTATATATAAAAAAGAGAATTCTTAAGTTTTTAATTCTCAAAAATTCTCTTAATTCTCTCAGGTTATAGTCTAAACTTTTTTATCAACACTATTTGACAAACAACCAAAATCTTAACTATAAGATCAAGATCAGGGTTACAGTTTTTTTATATTTTTTTATCTTAAAGCGCTTTCAATAACTTCATTATCAAATTCTTCAACTTTTTTTAGTATCTCTAAAAATAATTCTTCATAATCTGTTTTTAAATCTCCTATAATATTACTTTTATCAATACTTGCCTGATGTATAGATGTTCTCTTATGAGTTCTCACATAAGAAATTTTTTTTAATTTTAATTTAGGGTAAGATATTGGGTCAATTTTTATATCATAATAAGTATCTATATTTGTTTTAATAGTTATTGTTGAAATTGGTAAAACAGTATAATCATTGTTCCTCGTATCAGTTAAAATTAAAACTGGTCTAGCCTTAATTCGTGTACTATTTGTTTTAGAATCAAAAAATTCTGTCATAGACGTGTAGATTTTTCCTATCATTGTATCACATCTTCAAACTCATCATAATACATATCCCAAATATAGTCGTAAGGTCTCACTTTTTTTGCATCTTCTCTGATATCTTCTAACTCTATTTTTTTATTTCCATTTTCATTTTCAGATAATCCTTTTCTAGAATTTAACCAAGAAATCTCTTTATGAGTCATTTCACTCAACTTCCATGAAGCTAATGAACCATACTCTAATATCACATTATTTACTATATATTTATTTTCACTTTTTATATCTTCTGTATAAGTTTGTATCCCATCTTCTTGAGTAAAGTATGTTCTAACTTCTCTGGAAACTGGTCCGTATTTCCATCCTTCAAATTTTTCACTAAACATTGGTTTATTTAATATAGCTAAACTTTCTCTTTGTGAAAAATATAAAAGTTTTTGTAATTTCATCTCATCAATATATTCTCCAGTAACTCTTTGATATTCTTTAAAGATATATTCAGCAACATTTAAAATTTTTTCCATATTTCTCACACTCCTTTTTACATAATATAGATTATGATACAATATTTCCCACTCAATGTCAATTGCTTTTATATTTATTCTATTTTTTTATATAAATTCTATTATACCACTACACTATTTTCTCCACTTAATATTATTCTATAATCTTCTTAAATTCATCTAAAGAATGCTTCTATCTCATAGAAATTTCTAGCATTTATATCTTCCATTCTCATTAACAACTTAATTTGAATTCCGCAGACAGTGTCTGGGGAATTGAGTATCTAATTGGTCAGACAGTGTCTGACTATTTTTGTAATTTATATAAAAATGGTATTGATAAATTTCTTCCATCAATGCCATTTATTATACTAACAATTAAGCTAATTCATATTTAATTTTTACTTTTTTACCTCTGAATGCTAAGCCTATTCTATAGATTTTATCTATTCCTGACTCCTTAATACCTACATCATATTGTTTCTCTTTTATTTGATTTAAGGCTTCTTCTGCTTTTCCTTCTAATCCATTTATTGTTTTTGATACTTTAAATTCAAATACAAAAGCTGGTTTTTTCTTATCAAGTGGTAAAAGTAAGATATCATATCTACCTTGTCCTCTTTCTCCATTTGATTTTACTTCATACTTATCTCTTAACCAGATTAACATTCCCAATAAAAAAGTATGATATACACTTTCAGCTTTTAAATCATGAAAACTTGTATTTATTAAAAATATCTCTTCTAACATTCTTCCAAATTCATCTATATTTCCTTCCAATAAAGTTCTCATTATAGGATTGAAATAATTTGAACCGATTAAATATTTATCTATAAAGCCCTTTTTAAAAAATGTTTGTATTTCATAGTTTGGTATAGTCAATAGATACTCATCATCTTCCAATTTTTGATTCAATTTTAGATAGCCATTATAGACCATTAATTGCCATATTCCATTATATCTTTCCAATTCTTCAAAGGTAAAAAATGGACTTACTTCTTTTTTTATCTCTTTACCTTCAAATAGTTTTTCTAAAGAGTTAAATACATCCATATTAGCAACACTTAAGTTCTCATAAATTAGGGCATTATCTGATGTATTTACCCAATAAGCTCTCAATTCTTTTGTTCTAAGGTAATTTAAGATAGACCATGGATTGTATATTTCTTTTTCTCCAAACTTATAGCCGTCATACCATTTTTTTACTTCTTCTATTTGATATTCCATTTCAAAATATTTTAAAGCTTCTTCTACTTCTTCTTCACTCAAGCCAAAAAATGTTTCAAATCCTTTTTCTAAAATATTATAAGTTATTACATTATTTAATCCTGAGAATATTCCTTCTTTTTCTACTTGAACTATACCTGTTAATACAGCTATCTTTAAATATGGATTTGTTTTCAATGCTGTACTGAAAAAATCTCTAAAAAAGTTTATAGCTTCTTTATAGTAATTAAATGTATTTGCAACTATTAAAGGATTATCACATTCATCTATTAATAACACAACTTCTTTTTGATAATAATGATGTAAATATTTTGTTAAATTCCTTAATGCTCTTCCATATTCAGCATCATCTGCCTTCATTAAAATTTTATCATATTCTTCTTTTTCTGTATCACTTAACTTTTCTTTTATATAACTATGTTCTTCATACACTTCTCTCAAAAGTGCTTTTAATTCAAAAAAAGCATCCTCCCAAGTATTTTTCTTTAAATCTTTTAACGAGATAAATATTACAGGATACTGTCCTTGTTCTTTAAAATATTCTGATTTCTCTATATATAAATCTTTAAATAATTTTCTATTTTCTTCAGCATTCTTTACATCAAAAAAATACTTTAATGTGCTCATATTTAGAGTTTTTCCAAATCTTCTTGGTCTAGTAAATAATTTTATTTGACTTCTATCTTTCAATAGTTCTTCTATCCAGTTTGTTTTATCAAAATAATAACAATCCTCTTTTATTATTTGTCTAAAGTCATCTATTCCTAAACCTATTCCTTTTTTCATGGAAGCCCCCTTTCATTATTTTAGATTTTCAAAAAATAACCAAAAGTTACTGTATCTATTTACAGAGTTTAAATCTTTTTTTATAAAATCCCAAGTGGCTTTATAGTCTCCTAAAACTTTAAAGTCTTTATTATTTATAAAATCAATAAATTCTAATGAGGTAAGATCTGAAGCTCCTTCAACTAAAAACAATACAACCTTTTTAGCTTTCTTTTTCATTTGCAACACCTGCTCTGTGAACTACTCACGGCTAACACCCTACGAGTGCTAGAGTCGAGAGCTTTATAAGATAACCGAAAAAGTAAGTTATCTTCTAAGAAGTTTGATATTGAAATCCTTATTCTTTTTGGCTAGTCCACGATAGCCACTACTAGATAAGACCTACGTCTACACTGCTACTTTTTATCTGTATATTATATTTTAAAAAGAACAATTATACAGAACAGTGAATATTTTACAAGGCTACTGTTTACTAGCCTTAACCTTATATATTCAGTTGCTAATGTTCTAAATATATTATACACTAAAATTAGTAAAATTACAAATTTTAGAGCAACATTTTCAATGTTAGTGTTACTCATACCCTACAAGTACATGTCTCATGGCTAACATCCTACGAGTACTAGAGCCTCGAGTGTTCTAACGCACTTTGTAAAAAGCTCTTTTTATATCAGATTGTTTTGTTTCTTTGTATAGTTGTTCAGCTTGTTCTTGAATAATTAACTCTCTCAAATACATATCTCTTAAATTATTATTAGGTTTTATATACTTAAATCTTATATATCTATTTTCTGGATTAGTTGTTGAAAATACAATATTTTTCTTATCTATTTTTTCAAGAATTCTTAAGTTATGTGAAGTAAAAATCAATTGTCCTTTTATTTCACTTGATAATACCTCCAATATTTCTCCTAATAAATATTCAAAAATCCCAGAATCTAACTCATCAATAGCTAAACAAACAGAAGGTTGATTATATCCAGCTATAAGTACTCCTAATATAGAAATTATCCTTTTAATTCCTTCTGATTCATATCTTAAAGAAATTGGTTTTCCCTCTCTAACTGAACGTAAATCAGCAATTATATTTGTATTCCCATCGGGAAGTGTTTCTTTTCTTTGTTCTTCAATTTTTAATTGAAGATCTGGAATGATTCTTTTTAAAACTATATTTATCTCGTTTATAGCGTTTTCTACACTTGGATATATTAATTGATTCACAATAATACTTTCGTTTTTATCTATTTGAATTGGTAGATCACCACAAGAATTTAAATTTTTTATTTTTAATGGTAATAATAAATTTAAAGTTATCATTCCAATCTCTTTATTAGAAACAATAAATAAATTTAAATTTCCATAGTATTCTAAAGCTTCGATAATATAGATTAAATCTGTATTGTCTTTTAAAAAGACTTTAATCTCTTCTGAGAATATTGATGAGACTCTCATTTTTTTAGATATCCCTTGAATTACAAGTATTTTTAATAAATCTATTTCATTAGAGAAATTTTTATTATATTTTTTCAATTTTATAATATCTTCACTAAATGGAGTTTCTATTAAAGTTTGAGTATTTTTCCATCTTTTATCTTCTTCTATAAAAATTGAATATTTTATAGTTTCATTTAAAATTTCAATAGTATTGTTTTCTGTTTTTCCTATAACAATTTTATATTCTACTATATATTTTTTATCTTCTATTTCAATATAAAATTTGAATAAAAGTTCGATATTCTTTTCTCCATAAGTTATTAAATTCTTTAAGTCATCATCTAATGGCATTCCCACTAAAATAGATTTTAATATAGATAGAGCTTCAATTACAGTTGTTTTTCCAGAGCCATTTTGTCCATAAATTCCTAGAATATCTCCTATTTGTAATGTTAAGGTTTCTTTTATGTTGGAGTTTAAAAAAATTTATTTTTCCATTTTTTACATTCTTTAGATTGATTATTCCTATTTCTAATAATCTCACAATTATATTTTTCATCTTTCATCCTCCATCTATATAATTATCTTAATTATCATTATTATTTTTATTATATTATATATCATAGGATAAATCAATTTATTTTTTTAATTTGTCACATTTTTTTACAAAATAAATAAAATGTTTTTTTTACAAAAAAGAGAATCTTCTTAAGATTTCTCTCAAAAAAATTCTCCTAATCTCACTATTTATTTCCATACATCTCTTCATAGTATTTTTGATAATCTCCTGAAGCTACTTCATTAACCCATTCTTGATTTTCTAAATACCATTTAACAGTCTTTCTTATTCCTGTTTCAAAGTCTGTTTCTGGATACCAACCTAAATCTTTTGCTATCTTAGATGGATCTATTGCATATCTCATATCATGACCTAGTCTATCTTGTACATAAGTTATTAAGTCATAGCTAACATTTGATATATCTGTTTTTAAAACTTTTTTATATTCATCATTATTAGTAATTTCTTCTTTTAATATGTCTATTACTAATTTAACTATATTTATATTTTTCTCTTCGTTGAAACCACCTATATTATATACTTCTCCAACTTTAGCATTTCTTAATACTAAGTCTATTCCTTTACAGTGATCCTCAACATATAGCCAATCTCTTACATTATCTCCCTTTCCATATACTGGAAGCTTTTTTCCTTCTAAAATATTTTTTATCATTAAAGGAATTAATTTTTCAGGGAAATGATAAGGTCCATAGTTATTTGAACATCTTGTTATATTTATTGGTAACTTATATGTTTCACCATAAGCTATAACAATATGGTCTGCTCCTGTTTTTGAAGCTGAATAAGGACTTCTTGGATCTACTGGACTATTTTCTGTAAAGAATTTATTTCCATAAGTTTTTAGATTCTTTCTATTTTTTACAACTTTCTTTACATCTTCATCATCTATCACAAGTTCTATTGCTTCATCATAATCTTTTGATAAGCTTCCATATACTTCATCAGTAGAAACTTGTAAATATTTTATTCCTTCTCTATATACAGGATATCCATTTTCATCTTTTGATAATGTCCAAGCTTTCTTAGCATTATCTAATAGATTTTGAGTTCCTAATATATTTGTTTCTAAGAATATTTGTGGATTTTCTATAGATCTATCCACATGCGATTCTGCTGCAAAGTTAACAACATAATCTACTTTATTTTCAGAGAATATTCTTTCAATTTCTTTTCTATCTCTAATATCTACTTTTTCAAATTTAACTCTACTATTTTTTAATTCTTCTTTTATTGTTCCTAGATTCCCAGCATAAGTTAATGCATCTACAACTATAACATTTATATCTTCATGTTTCTTTAAGATATATTTTAAAAAATTTGCTCCTATGAAGCCTGCTGCTCCTGTTACTAAATATATTTTCATAAATAACTTTCTTTCTAGAAATAACTATTCTATATTAATAAGTTTTTAAATTTTTTCAATATCTAGTTTCTTTAGATATTCTTTTATATCTTCTTTTGTTTCTTCATTTCTAAGTCCAAATTCAATGTTTGCCTTAAGCAGTCCTACTTTACTTCCTATATCATATCTTTGACCAGTAAAGTTATATGCTAAAACATCTTCTCCATCTTTCATCATAGCAAGTATTCCATCAGTTAATTGAATTTCTCCATTCTTTCCTGGTTTTGTTTCTTCTAAATATTTAAAAATCTTTCCTGAAAGGAGATATCTTCCTAAACAAGCCATTCTTGAAGGTGCATCTTCTATAGAAGGTTTTTCTAAAAAGTCTAGCATTTCAAAGGTAGTTTCATCTAATTTTTTTTCAAGTTTAGCTATACCATACTTAGATACATCTTCTATTGCTACCTCTTGACATCCTATTATACTCTTTTCATAAAGTTCATATTTCTCTATCATTTGTTTGCTTACTGGCTTTTCAAGATTATATATAATATCATCTCCTAAAGCAATAACAAAAGGTTCATAACCTATAAAAGGTTTAGCTTTTAAGATTGCATGTCCTAAACCAAGTGGCATATTTTGTCTTACATAATAAATATTAGCCATAGTTGAAATATGAGATATTTTATCTAATAGTTCTATTTTATTATCATTTTTTAATGTGTTTTCTAATTCATAAGAAAAATCAAAATGATCCTCTATTGAATTTTTATTTCTTCCTGTAACTATTACAATATCTGTTATACCAGAGTCAACAAGTTCTTCCACTATATATTGTAATGAAGGTTTATCAACTATTGTAAGCATTTCTTTTGGTAATGCCTTTGTTGCTGGTAGAACTCTTGTTCCTAAACCTGCAGCGGGGATAACTGCTTTAGTAACTTTTTTTACTTTACTATTACAACTCATAATCATAAGAAAAACCTCCTTATTAATTATAACATATAAAATACTTACAATAAAAAAGAATTTTTAAGTTTTTCTCAAAAATTCTCTCAATTATCTTAAAATATAATCTAAAATATCTTTTATTATTATCAAATAATAAAATTTTTACATACCTTTTCTTAAAAAAATTACTTTAATTGTTTTCATAATAATTATCAAGTCAAGTAAAATAGACTGATGTTTTAAATAAAATAATTCATATGATAATTTTATTTTAGCATCTTCAACTCCACTACCATAAACATATTGTATTTGTGCCCAACCTGTTATCCCAGGTAGAATACTGTAATGTAGTTGGTAATTAGGAATTCTTTTTTCATATTCATAACCTAAAATATCCCATTCTGGTCTAGGTCCTATAAATGACATTTCACCTTTTAAAACATTTATTATTTGAGGAATTTCATCTATTCTTGTTTTTCTTATAATATTACCAATCCAAGTAATTCTTTCATCCTTTTCTGAAGCATATTTTGAATAATCATCAAAATTATGAATTACCATACTTCTAAACTTTATTACTTTTATTATTTTTCTATCTTTTCCTATTCTCTTTTGAATAAAAAAAGAAGGATTTTTAATAAATTTCATAGGAGACTTCAAACATTCTATAATTCCTATATCTATTTTTACCAAAATTATTGTTAACATCCATATTGGTGAAGTCAGTAATAATAAAATTATTGACATTATAATATCAAAAATTCTCCTAAAAAAATCCTCAATTGGCTTATTCTTTACGGGGATTTCTAATTTCTGCTTTATATAGATTGCTTTCATACTATTTTCTAAAAATTCTGAGTAATCTTTTAATTCAGAAAATATT